CTTTAATAGTTCCTACAACGTTTAATGCAAAAACACTATGGTATGAGCAAAAAAATATAGTCCTAACAGTAGGAGAAGAAGAAGGAGAAATCCGCTGGGACTTCAAATGGGATAGTAAGTTTAGTAATTATTCAACTAGAAATATGATATTTGAAAATAAAGGACATACAGAAGCACCAATAAAATTAGAGATAGAAGGATATGTAAATAATCCTTCTATTTTAGTATATAAAGATGGTGAATTAACTGGAAGCTTGGAGTTGCCAGTAGAAATTGAAGAAAATGAAAGGTTAATTTATTCAACTAGAGATACAGATTTGTATTTAGTAAAACAGGATGCAAATGGAGTAGAAACTAATTTATTTAATGCTTTAAATCCTAACTTTGTTAATTTTATTAAATTAAATAAAGGTGTAAATCAAATCAAATTAACAGCAGATGAAGATATAACTAAAGCAAAAATAACAATTTATGTAGAGTATAAAGCGGTATAAGGAGGAAATTAAATGTTAAGAGGACATGTTTTTCAAAGCCAAACATTTGCAAATGAAGTGTTTGGCTTATTTATTGATACTTTTTTACAAGGGAATATGGGTGTTGTAAGAGGATGCGAAGTTTCTAATACAAATTCAACGGTAAGCATAGGAGAAGGACATTTTTGCATTAAAGGAAGATTCTTACAAATTTTAGGAAATGAAACAGTCAATATTTCAAACAATGGATATTATAGTTTAGTTTGTGAAATTGATTTAAGCCAAGAAAACACAGATGAAGCATTTAATCAAGGAAGCATAAAAGCTATTAGTAATGCAAGTACATATCCAACATTAACACAGCAGGATATAAATAATGGCGGAACTATGTATCAATATGAATTTGCAAGATTTAGAAAAACAGATAATGGAATAATTGACTTTACAGACAGAAGAACATTCTTAAACATAGCAAGTATCTATTCACAAATAAACACAGATGCAAATGTTGTGTTAGCCCAAATAGAAGCAGCATTAGATTCAGTGTTAGACGAAAGCATATATTTATTGAAAGAAGATGCTGAGCAAGATTATGTACAAAAAAGTGAAACTGGGAATATTATTTCAAGAAATTATAGTGTTGGAACGTCAGCTCCAACAGGAGGCTCAAACGGGGATATATACGACCAATATTTTAATTAGGAGGTTAATCTATGGCAACATCAGGAAGTTGTGAAACAAGTAAATACAACAATAAAAAATGGGTTGCATTCAATTGGATTAGAGAAAGTGTAGTAAATAATGCATCAGCCTGCCGTAGTGGGATATATTTCGAGATAAAAGGTGTTGGAACTGATAGTAGTTGGCATTATGCAGGACCAATTAATGTATGGATAAATAGAACATCAGCTGATGGTTATCCAGATTTTACATTTTGGGCTAACAGAGGACAACTGTATAATGACACACTTGTAGGGTCAGGAAGATTTAATATAGACCATTACACAGACGGTTCAGGAGAATTTTCAGTATATATAGAGGCTGCGATTTATAATAACGCGGTAAATTGTTATGGTTCAGGATATTGGCAGTTAGATTCATTGCCAAGATATGCTAATTTTACAGAACATTATGTTTCTGCAACTGGATTGAACTCAATTTCTGTGCATTGGAATGCAGATGCAGCATGTGATTGGGTTCAGTACAGTTTAAATGGTGGAGCATGGACAGACACATCAGGATTAGATTATACAATTTATGGATTACAACCTAATACATATTATAACATCAGAACAAGAATAAGACGAGCAGACAGCCAGTTATGGACTGAAAGTGGATATATTTACGGAACTACAAAAGATATAGCGAGAATAACAACTGCAAATAATTTCAATTTAGGAGACAGTGAGACTGTCTCTTTTTCTAATCCAAGTGGTGCTGCTATTGAGGTTGGAATGTATAAAACAGATGGAGCAACACCAATAAGAAGTTACCAATCAGCAAGTGGCTCAAGTTATACATTGAATTTTACAGATGCAGAATTAGATAGTTTATATAAAATGTTTGAGTATAATACTATAACAGTTAGGATTTATTTGAGAACTACAGCAAATAATTTGAGTTATTGGGATTATAAAACAGTTACAATAACATTGACAGGAAATCAAAAAACAGGACACATAAATGTATCAGGTACATGGAAACGTAGTAAAAAATGGGCAAATGTAAATGGAACATGGAAAAGATGTGTAAGATGGATAAACATAAATGGAACATGGAAGAGGTGCATATAGATGGAATTATATATTTTATCAAAAGAAGATTTAAGTATATTATCCATATGCAAATTATCAGATTATGAAATAAATTTAGACGAAGAAACTAATGCAAAATCTACATTTCAATTATTAAAAACAGAAGGGTTAGAAAAAGATAATTTCCTTGTATTAAATGGATTATATAAGCAATTTTTATTTGTTATAGATGAAGTTCAAAGAGAAAAAGGTAGTAATATTGCGACTGTTACTGCTCTTGATATTTCTAATATATTTAATAGGAAAGTTATTGAAAAGAATACAGATGATATGACTGCAAAATCCATAGAAGAATTTATTGCAAATGCAATATCAGAAAATTTTGTAAATTCAGACGATGCAATATTAAATATTAATTACATGGATATATTTTGGCATACTAACACACAAACGAAAGTATCAACAAATTCAGAAAATGGATTGTATAATTTCCACACGTTTTTAACAAATTGTAGACAATATAAAAACGTATATACAGACATTATTGTAGAAAATATTGGAGAGCCTCAAACAGCAGAAGGAAAGAACATAACTATAGAAGCTAAGAGTAGAAAAGCTGATAACATAGAATTGTTTGGAGAAACAAGCCAAGAGATAAGAGAAGGTTATAATTTAATACAATATAGTGATATTTTTAGAGCAGGGACTTCAGCAGCAGGAATAACACCAACAGTAAATACTGATGGTTCTTTGCAAGTGGTTCTAGAAGAAAGTAATTCAAATTGGCATACTGCTTGGTGGGCTTCGTCTCAAACATTTACAAGTATAGAAAATGAATTAAATGAAGGAGATAAATTTACAATAGTTTTCACAATAAAGAAAGAAAGTGGAACAATAGGTAGACCAACAATCTATATAAAGAATGGAATGGGATATTACCCTATGACTGGAACTGTTGGAACTGATTTCGTAGAAATATACTATACAGGAACTTGGAAAGATACAAATAGCATAACACCTCATTTAGGATGGGCAGGATGTGTAGGAACATTTACAATTAAAAACTGGATGATAAAGAAAGGAGAATATGCTTCTTATCAACCATATGGTGTAATGCCTTCTCCAGATTATCCAAGCGAAATAAAGAACTTGGAAGGGAAGAATAAGCTAGAACCTAAATTTAAAACAAATACAACAAATGGAATAACATTAACATTTACAGATGATGGAATGGTAGTAAGTGGCAATTCTACAAGTCAGTATCAATATTTTACTATATTTGAAAAAGAATTACCAGCAGGAACATATACTATAAACGGAATAATAGGTTCTTCTTATTCAACATACACATTGAGTATTGCTAAAAATGGAACTAATTTAACTTATTTAATGGAAAATAATTATACGTTTACATTAACAGAAACAGCAACAATAAAATTAAACTTTTATCCATATCTTACAGATTATTCAACACCAAAAACTTTTAAATATCAATTAATAGAAGGCGACATAGTACCAAACACTTATGTGCCATATAATACTATAAGATTTAAAGTAAGTAATAAAAATATATTTGATAAAAATAGTGTTATTACAGGGAAATATTATACTGCTAATGGAGTATTAGACACATTTGCAAACGGTTTTTGCGAATTGTTAAATATACAGGAAAATGAAAAATATAGTATAAAAATAGATAATAATTATAGTTCAACAATAAGATTAAATATATTTGTTCATGATAAAGATATGCAAAGATTAGCTCAAATTCGTTGGGGAGATAGTTTGGCTACAAATCAAAGTTATACAAATCAAGGTTATACAATGCCTAGTGGAGCAAAATATGTTACTTTATCTGTATTAGATTTATCTCCTACAGCAGAAAATATTAATAAAGTAAAAATTCAAATAGAGAAAGGTTCAGCTACATCATACATTGAACACCAAGAACAAATAGTCTATTTCCCATTATCAGAAGGACAAAAACTATACGAAGGAAGCTATTTAGCTGATGATGGTATTCATCATGTGAGAGGACAAGTTATATTAAATGGAAATAATAATGAGGGATGGAGTTTAGCAAGTACAAACACAAACACTTGCAGATTTGATATACAAGCATTAACAAATGGGTTAGCTGTTAATAGAAATAAAGGTTTATGTTCGCATTTCACTATGAAATATGACAACGGAACAGATACAGAACATGCGAGAACGTCAGGGATAAATTTCCCAACAACATTTATAATATATATCAATAAAACAAAGGCTTCAACAGTAGCAGAGTTAAAAACATGGTTGTCTAACAATCCTATGACGGTAGAATATGAACTAGCAACAGAAGAGATAATTCCATATAATACAGCACAACAAGCAGCATGGGAAGAAATAAAAAATATAATGTTATATAATGGAGTAAACCATATTAGTTCAGACACTAATATGGTTTTAAAATATTATCCATTAGAACCTGTTGGAAACAAATTCGTATTAAGAACAGATATATCTTATAAAGAAGAAAATACAGAACTTATAGATACTACACTACCAGAGGTAACGGATTATAACAAGGTAGATGAAGATGATATTACAGCAAAAGTACAAGTTTATATAAGGGAAGACGGCAGTGAATATAATTTATACTTAAAGACAGATAGGACAACGACAACTGATAAAAACGATCCCAATAGAGCAAGCGGAAAAATTGAAGTAATAAGTGTAGATACAATAGACATGGCAGCAGAAGAAGCTTTAAATGTAATGAAAGGTAATAATTATAAACATTTAGTAGAATTTAAGATTGCAAAAACAAGCAAAGTAATGGATATAACCAAACTACATATTGGTACACCAATAAGAATAAAAACAGAAGATGACATATACGACAGTTATATTTCTGCAATAACAATATCAGATGAAAACTTTGTATATTTCAAGAGTGGAATACTAAGAAACACCTTAATAGATAAATTAAAGTTAAGCAAAGATAATGCTGGAGATAAACTTGATAAAACAGGAGGAATAATACGAGGGAATTTAAACATTGTAGACGGAGATTTAAAGATGAATGGAAAGATTCCTCTGGTTATTCAAAAATCAGTACTTACTTTACAAAACCCATTAACAAAGACAAATCAAACATTAACAGATGTAGATATATCAAAATCAAAATTAATTCTTATACATTATACTTTCCAACTTGGAGGAAATTTATATAGAAATTCAGTTATAAGACCAACAGAAGGTACAGATTGGTATATATTAAATTATCTAAATGATAATGTAGGATATGTTAGAATTGATAAAGCTAATGGAATAATAGAGGTATCAAATTATTCAAGTGAAAACTTTGCAGTATTAGGATATATGTTAATAGGATAGAAAAGAGGCGTAAAAGGTGGAAATAATTGATTTTATTAAAGACTATTGGGTTCAAATATTATTTGTGTTCGGAGTACTAGCAGCAATGTATAAATTTGAAAAAGCAATGATAGAAGCAACAAAATGCAGTTTAAGAAACGACATTTTAGAAATATTTGATAGATGCAAAGAAGAAAAGAAAATAACAAAGTGGCAATTAGATAGTATTAACTTTAGTTATGTTCAATACAAAGCATTAAAAGGAAATTCATTTATAGATACTTTAGTAAAGAAAGTGCAGGAATTTGAAATTATAGATTAGAAAGGAGTGAAAAGTATGGAGAAATTAAAGAAAATAGCAAAATACACAACAAACATATTAGGAATTATAGCGGCATTAGTAGCAGGAATAAATGCAGTAGATGGAATAACAATACCTTATGCAATACAAATAGTACAAATAATTGCGGTAGTACAAGGTGTAATCGGAACTTATTTACTAGGGCAAAAAATAGTAAAAGAGGAGGAGCAATAATGAACATTATCGAAAAAACATATACACTAAATGGTACATTAGAGAAAAGAAGCAAAACAGACATGATAATACTACACCATGCAGTATACAACGGAGATGTAGAAGGCATAGATAGAATACATAAAAATAAAGGATGGACTTGTATAGGGTATCACTTCTATGTAAGAAAAGATGGTTCTATATATAGAGGAAGACAAGAAAACTCAGTTGGAGCTCATGCGTATGGTTCAAATCGCACATCTATAGGAATATGTGCCGAAGGAAACTTTGAAACAGATATTATGAGTGATGCTCAAAAGAGAGCAATAATAGAGCTAGTAAATTATTTAAAACAAAAATACGGAATAACAAAGGTATTAAGACATAAAGACGTAAATGCAACAGCGTGTCCTGGGAGAAACTATCCGTTTAATGAAATTGTAAATGCAATACCAGCTCCAACAGATAATAGCCATACTACATTTATAAAATCAGTACAAAAGGCAATAGGTGCAAAAGTAGATGGCATAGTAGGGAATGAAACACGTTCAAAAGCACCTACATTATCTAAGAAGAAAAATAGTAGACATGCTGTAGTAAGAGTAGTGCAAGAATACTTAATAAGTCTAGGTTATGCAATGCCACGTTGGGGAGCAGATGGAATATTCGGTAGTGAGATGGAATCTGCCGTAAAACAGTTCCAAAAAGATAAAGGGCTTGTTGCAGATGGTATTGTAGGAAAGAATACATGGAATAAATTATTAGGAGGATAAAATGAGGTTTATTCTAAATAAAGATAAAGTTGAAATAAGAGATAAAGACGATATACAATCAGGAAGTGTACATTACTATGAAGCTGATGTAGAACACGATGAAAGTTGGGATGACTTAACAATAGCTGCAGTATTGGTTGAGAGACAGGGAAGTCATTATGCTGATGAAGGAACTGCTATTTCAGTAGTTAATAATAAGATATATATAGATTCTAAATTAGATGGGGCATACGGTATAGGCTTTATTGGCTACACTATAGAAAACGATATAAAAACATATCAAACATCTACGAATTTTATACCATTGTTTTTTAATAAAGGTGCAGGACAAATAGAAACATCAAATGAAGAAATACCAACTCCAACAGAATGGGAAATATATGTTGCACAATTACAAGATATTACAAGAGATATAAATGGATTAGCCAATGAATTAGAAACAGAAGTGCAAGCAGTAGTAGAACAATTAGAAAATGGGGATTTTGACGGAGCAGACGGGCAAGATGGTGCTGATGGTATAACCCCCACAATAGGACAAAATGGCAACTGGTATTTAGGAGATGTAGATACAGGTAAACCAAGTAGAGGAGAAAATGGTACAAATGGCATAAATCGGTCAAGATGGTACAGATGGTGTTGACGGAATAAGCCCAACGGCAACAGTAACACAAACAGAAAATGGAGCGACAATATCTATAACTGATAAAAACGGAACGACTACTGCTAATATTTCTAATGGTGCTAACGGTCAAAATCGGAATTAGCGGAACTAATGGACAAGATGGAGCTGACGGGTTTAGCCCAGTAGCAACAGTTACACAAACGCAATCAGGTGCAACAATAAGTATAACAGACAAAAACGGAACCACAACTGCAAATATAACTAATGGTACAGCATTAAATAATATTCTTGATGGGAGCGAGACAGGTTCAGTAAGGACATCAGGAGCAAGCTCAACAATAGCAGCCTATGCTTTTGCAGAAGGAAGAAATACAACAGCATCTGCACAAAACTCTCATGCAGAAGGATTAAATACAAAAGCACAGTCACAATGTTCTCATGCAGAAGGCAATGGTACAACAGCAGGTGCACAATATTCTCACGCAGAAGGCTATGCGACTCAAACATATATAGGAGGAGATGCATCTCACGCAGAAGGTTCAGAAACAAAAGCATACGGCATAGGCTCACATGCAGAAGGTCTTGGAACTATTGCAAAATATGATGGTCAACACGCAGAAGGGCAATATAA